GTGGCGCGAATATCCGGTTAAGTGTCCCGAATTGGAGGATAAGATGCCATCTGCCGAAAAATATATACCAACATGGTTGAAGAAGAAGGATAATAACAATTGGTTATGAGTATTTTGCTGACTATCTGTGGTGTACTAATTACGTTGTGTGTAATTGCGCAAACATTATTTCTATACGGGATAGTAAATAACTTGCGATTAATCAGAGAAGAACGGCTTTTGATACAAAAACTTGTGTCAAATGAAAGGTGGATTTAATTATGTCAGTAGATATAAGTAATCTCATGCGTGGCGCATTATCAAAAACGTTAATGAAGCAGCAGCCAAAAGTATCTGCTTACGAACAAAAGCCAGCAGTTGGCATGCCCGGAAGTTTTGAATTAAAAAATCCAACAAAAGACAATCCAGAAAATTTAAAATTAGATCTTGCACCTAAAGACTGGCGCGTTATACCAAAAGAACAGCCTGATGAAGCAAAACGCATAACGACATTTATTAAACAACAATTCGATTTAGCTTATCGATCAAGGCAGGAACTTGAACTTGAATGGGTCATGGCTACAGCTTTTTTCGAGGGACGACAGTGGTTTCGGATTAACAGTAATGCTCGTAACTTAGAAAGTTTACAAAATGAGCATGAGCCTAATAGGTATATGACTGTTAATAAAATGCGTCCTTTGATTGATGGTGTTGTTGGAAAATTAACGCAATGCAGTCCGGATGCAAGTGCTGTCCCTATTAGTCCAAATCCAGTTGACCTCATGGCATCTGATGAAGCCAACTTTATTGTCAATCACTACAATCGCAAGTTTGATAGGGAAACGCAAACTAAGGAACGCGTTCGGTGGGCTTGTGTTTGCGGTACTTCTTTTTTAAAAATTTTCTGGGATGCAAGTCAGGAACAAGTTGTCCCGCAGATGGATGCAACAGGATCAGAAGTTATTGGTCATACATGCATGCGCGTGGGAGATGTTGTAGAACAAATCCTTCCAGCATTTGATGTTTATTTTGATCCAACCGCTAAGCGTGATGCGGATCTAAGATGGATGATTCACGCATCTGTTAAACCACTGTCTTGGTTTGTAGATAAGTATGGTGAAGAAGGTAAATTAGTAAAACCAGATGGTCAAACAGGGGCTAATGCTGGTTACATTAATACGTATTTGGACGGCACAAATGGTAATGGTCGAGGCTGGGTTCCACCATCACCTAGTCACTTAGGTAATACTGACACCAAGAAGCAAGCTGCTATTGTTTATGAATATTGGGAAAAACCAACAGCTTTGTATCCAAGTGGTAGGTACATTGTAAGTACCAATAGTTGCTTGTTATATGCAGGTCCATGGCCATACAAGAAGAAGGATTCGTTTCCATTTATTCCATTACGTTGGCAACCTAGATCTGGTACACCTTATGGTTATAGTCTTGGATTTGATTTATGTTCGTTGCAACTAACTTACAATCGTATATATTCTAGGTTGGTTGAACAGTTTGAAAATCAAAAAGACTACATTCTTGTTGAAAATTTAAGTGGTGTAGGCGCGGATGCGTACGACAACACTAGTGATTCAGTTGACGACAAGAACAGGATTTACAGGAGAATTAATTACAAGCGAGGAGCACATCCTCCAGCAATTCAACGTGCTCCGGGTATAGGGTCCGATTTATTCCCACTCTTACAGATGCTTGAAAAAGACATGATGGATGTCGCTGGATTGCATGACGTAAGTCAAGGGCAAGCAAGTGCTGGCACTCCTGCTGAATCTGTAAGGTTATTACAACGTTCGGATAACACACAACATTCGTTTATACGAGCCGACATTGAGATTAGTGCTGCAAAAATTAAAGAATGGGAAGTGTCGTTAATAGAGCAGTTTGCTATTGTTCCATTCATCGGTAACGTGCAAGGCAAGATGTTACCGCAAGATCAAATTCAACAGGGTGTCATGCGATTTGACGCGTTACGTTCTGGTGGACAATATCGAATTGTGTATATACCCGGATCATCTATGGATGATAGCCCAGATCAAAAATTGCAAAAATTAGCTGCGATGCGACAGATGGGTGTGTTTGGTGACCCAATGGATCCAGATACAAATAGATTATTTATAGAACTTGCTAACCTACCTCACGCATCTCGCATTTATCAGCACCTTGATCAACAAGCGCAAAAAATGGCTATGCAGCAACAACAGCAGATGCAATTAATGCAACAGCAAGCAATGATGGAAGCGCAGTCAAAGCAAGAGCAGTTCAACCCAGAAGTCGAACAAGCCAAAATGCAACTTGAAGTTCAAAAACAGCAAGCAATTATTCAGGCTAAATTAGAGGCAGATATTTCATTAGCTGCAGCAAAGGCTGGTATTGAAGCACAGCAAAATGAAGAATATGCGATGACGGAACTTGGTAAATCACAAATGATGGAACCAGAGGAACCAATGGATATGATGGGTGGCCAGCCACAACAACCGTCAGCTCAACCGTCACCGCAACAGATGTTGCCACAATCGGGTGCGCAGCAATCGTCACCAATGGGTGGCATGTTTTAAAAAAGTAAAGGTATAGTATAAATGTCCGAAGAGATGGTGACACGAACCGCTGATTCGCCAGCAGCGGCAACGGGCAATGTAGGTGGAGCGTTAGTTGATTTCGTTAGAGAATCCGCCAGTCCTAACGAAAGTGGAAGTCAGGCGTTAAATGATTCCACCAATGACAACAGCAATCAACCGCAAACAGATAGTGTCTTTGATCAGAGTTCTATACAAGAACGGGTTAAGAAACATCTATTAGATAGTGCATTACCGGAAAAACAACCGGGAAATGTGCCATATGAGCGCTTCAAAGAAGTTAATGATGAAGCAAAACAGCTCAGAGCTGCGCAGGAAGCGTACTCAAAGTGGGCTGATGTTATTCGGCAATTTGAAGATAGTGGTTTTAAATCTGCTGCTGAAGTGCAAAAAGCATATGAAGAACAGCAGAGGCAAAATCAAGAATCTCAAATACGCGAGCGCTGGGAAAATGAAGTTCACACGAACTACATGGATCCTGAGTTAGCTCGCGTACAAGCCGAGGCCGAAATACAGAAGTTACGTTATGACCAAGTTGTGGGTCAGATGAACTCTTATATGGTGGCCCAACAGCGTGAACAGGCATTGCAGCAATTTCCCTACGCAAGTCGTGCTCAAGATGTAATGGATAGTCTTATTCAGCAGGGCATGAATCCGATGGATGCAGCAGCTGCCGTACACCGACAGGTGACAGGACTTGTTGAATCATTGGTTCCACAATTAGTGGACATGGTTAATAATCAACAAGCAGCACCTACGCCAATCGGAAGTGGAGACTCTGCTAATGCAATGGTTCCACCACAACAAACAAATTCGCAAAACCGTTTATCCGGAATCTCACGATTATTAGGTATTCGGTAGGAGTAGAAAATGGCTATTGATTTCAATGGTGCACTTACACTCGCAGACCAAGCTGTCCTTTCAAATGATCCTCTTGTAAAAGAAATCACCATGTCTTTGCACCAGACGTGGAATGCTATTAAGGACATCCCATTCTATACATCACAGTCTTTACGACAGGTTGGTGTACGGTACACGAACGAAGCAGGAACTATTCCGCTACCGACGTGGTCCACAATTAACGGCGAACCAAATGCTGTTAAGGGAAAGCCAAAGTCGTACGAAGAGCAGATGTATCTTATTCGCAATAAGATTACTGTTGACTCTCGTTTGCTTGACCAGCCAAATAACATCATTGATCCTGTAGAAGCACAGATCAAGATTTTTATGGAAGGTTTTGCTTACGATTTTAACGATAAATTCATTAACAATGATCCAACTTCATCGTCGGCTGGTAACAGTGCAGATTGTTTTCCGGGATTAAAATATCGTTTGGAAAACCGCGCACAGTACGACATTCCATCCGACTGTTTAGTTGCACCTGCGTCAACGTCTGCATCGTTAGACAATACTGGTTCATTTAATGCTTATGAGGCTAATGGTGCTTTATCAGCATTACAGGAATTGTTTGATAACTTAAACTCTCCTGACGGATCAGGCATTGTTTTATACATGAATGAAGACACGAAGCGTCGTTTTGAATTTGTCATTCGCGCATTAGGATCCGGTACTGGTTTTGATGCTAACCGAGATGCATTTGACCGATCGGTTGAAATGTTTAAGTCAGCAAAAATCCGTACTGTTGGTCGTAAAGTTGATGGTACAACTCCTGTCATTTCCGCCCCTTCTAACTTTGCAGATATTTACGCTGTACGTTATGGAACAGGATATGTGCAGGGTTGGCAGTCCGGCCCATTTAAGCCTGAATATTTAGGCAAATCAAAAGAAAACGGCATCATGCACAATGTGTTGTTTGACTGGGGTATGGGTCTCTGGATGCCAAACACTCGTTCACTTGGACGCTTACGAATTGCGACCAACTAAGGAGATAAACAATGAGAGACGCTAAACTTACATTTTCCGTTCCAGTTCAAACAGCAGGTGCTGGTGTAATGGCCGTTGCTACAGCTTCCAGTAATGGTGCCGTAGCTGCAACTATGACCGCAGCAACAACTGGTTCTCCTGCAATTACATCAAATGACCTTAACTACGGTGGTTTATTAACCAACGGCGTATCTGGTGCAGTGATGGATAACAATCAGGATGGATCTGTTACAGCTGCAGATTACGTTCGTGGTCAGATTCTTAATCCGTTATATTTACGTGTTGGCTTAAACCACACAGGTGTAACGGCAGCTGATACGTTTACAGTTGCATTGCATGGATCGGACACTGCTGGCTTTACGCCAAGTACTACAACTGTTTTGGCATCTACTGTATATACAGCTGCTGCTGCAACAGGTGCTGGCATTGTCATTGTGCCATTGCAGTCCTACGCAAAGTTTGTAAAGATGGTAATTACAGCAACAACAAACCGATCTGGAGCTGCTGTAAACATTACTCAGATGCATTTGCAGACCGGACGCGAAGGTAATCTCTAATTATGAATCTAGGCCAAATTAAACGAAATGTAAGGATGCTAGGTAGAAATTACTTTGGCACTGACGCAGATCGTGATCCATTTGGTCTAGATTACTTAATTATTGAACAGGCCAACCAGATAGCTAGGCAAACTGACTGTCTGGTTGGTCGTCGTTACTTGGACTTAACCGTTTCTGTAAATGATTATTGTGCTCCAGATATTTACCGAATTAAAGTTATAAAAATTTTAGACACTAACAGTGAATATCAAAAAGTTCGCGTATTTGATTATCAGGATCAATATGTTGATATATGGCGAAACAAGCCAGCAGATTTACGTCCAGAAATAGTTGTGTTGCGTGGAATGAACAATATAAGTGTTTATCCAGCAACTAATGCAACTATCAATAATGGATTACTTTTAGAGGGTTATGCACAGCCCGGAGATAATTGGGCGTACGACAGCGCTGGTAACGCACTGCCAAACACAGACGCTACAGATTGCCCTTTACCAGAAGTTGCTCACGATTGTCTTGTTTATGCTGTGTTACAAGCTCGTGCAATGCAAATGAATGATATGAACGCATATCAAATATTTAAAGCAGAATATTTAGATAGATTATCAATGGTTGATAATTTTGCTAGTGCGTATGGACGAAGGGCAAAGTAATGGCTAAAAATTTTGCTGCTTTAAAAAATGAAGTAATAAGATTATTAAATGAAACAGCCGATACTGTTGTAGCAGAAATACCAGACGGAGTCGGTGGGACGACATCTACGAATAGTGCTGGTATTTTTCAGTACCTTAATGACGCAGCTTACGACATGTGTCGCACATGTGTTTATTTACCTACAACATTAACTGTGTCTACTCACACTGGGCGAACCTTTGACTTTAGTAATTCAACACTAGTAGCGCCAATAACTTTACATATTGGCACATCTGCAATTCTGCATTGCGGAGAAAATGAGTTACGTTCTTATGATTTGGCGTATACATATACGTCTGGAACACCTACTCATTGGTATGAGGCTGGATATAACAATATTGGTTTCTACCCGGTTCCATCAACTAATACAGCATTTACCGTTCGTGGTGCAGGATTGCCTAGTCCACTGACAAGTGTGTCTGCAACAGTCACGTTGACTAATGCGACTATTAGCGGAGCAAATACATTTACTGCTGGCCAAGAAATAATTTTTGATAGCTCTACTGTCACAAATATAACCGCTGGCGCGACTTATTATGTGTTAGCAACATCTCTCAGTTCTTCACAATTTCAAATTTCAAACACTGTAGGAGGTACTGCCATAACTCCAACGGGAGGTACAGGTGGTACGTTTACAGTTTATGGTGGAACGTACTCATTTATTAGTGATGATCTTTTAATGCAAGCGTTACCAGCGTATGCAGCACGAAAAATTGCATTAAAAAATTACGACGATCCGTCAATAGTTGGCCGTGCATTTTGGGGTGATTGGTACGATCAAATCCGCATGCAATTATGGACTAGATTGGATGCGTCATATAAATCGCCAAATGGTATTTTTAGTATTCCTCCTGTTATAAGCGCTGGTGGTAAGTAATGAATGTTGCATGGGGTCGATTAATCCTCATTGCATTAGGCGCTTTTACTGCAAGTGCTGCTCCAGAATTTGACGCAGCGTGGAAAGCGCAACATGTAGTTGACTCAGCATCATTTGGGACAGTAACTCGTGCGTTATTACTATCAAGCATTGAGGGTATTCGTGCTGGTATTCCAGCAACGGCTACAGCCCTCATTGCTTTTTTTATGAGACAAGATAGTACGCTTCCTGTTTTTTCGTTAAAATTACCAGAGGTGACTAAGGTGAGTGAAGCAACGAGGGATCCAAATGAATAAAGTAGGTTTATCCGTGGACGATATTCAACAAATTGTAGCTGGCTTTTTTGGGAGTATTGTTGGTGTGAGCAAACAGTCCCACCAAAATTTTGGCGCATTAGTATTATCAGTAATTAGTGGTACTGCTAGTGCTACATATTTAACGCCTATAATTGCTGCACCGTTAAACATTAAAGACCCTAAGTATATGCTGGGGCTTTCATTCTTTATGGGTACTTTAGGTTTACGTGGAGTTGAAGCTGTGGCTTCAAAATTAAACTTATATGCAATAAAGGATAAATCAAGTGGATCTCAAAGTTCTGATTAATGTTATTGCTCATTCGGTTATAACTTTAACTACAACTGGATTTATGGCTTTATTGCGCCATGAAAAAAGTCCTATTGAGCACATGCCATTTATCATTAAAACATGGATACGACTATCTTTGTGTTTGATTGCGTCTGGATCGTTATTGAGTGCATTGAGACTATCGCATGCGGAAATAAGTGAATTGTATGTACACATTGGCCTTGCTGGTTTATTTTCATGGGCGTTGTTTTGGCATAAGAAACGCTGGTCAATGTAAATGGCACTAACAGAAGTCGATTTTTTATATCCTCGCATTATCATGCCACAAGGTGGCTTAATAACTGCTGCAGCTAACATTGCTATTAATGGAACAAGTGATGCGCAGGTGTGGATATGTCAGGCAGAAGAAAGTATTACAATTACTGCCGTTGGATTTCATGTTACAACAAGAACAGGATCACCGGGAAATACAGCAACAGGTTTAAGAGTCGGGATAACGTATATTGACGCTACAACAGGTTTTCCAACAACATCACCAACGCCTACATGGGCTGATGCAACGTTTAGTGGAGCTGCTGGAACTGCATATCAAGATTTTAATGCAACAACAGGTATTACAACTAACCAAAATTTAATTGCTACCTTAACAACAGCAGTTACTATTTCC